AGCGCATTCATCTCCATGTATTCGCGGGTCTGGGCATGCTTGCGCCGCATCAGCTGCAGCTTGCGGTTCATCACCTCAACCAGCGGGTCGGCTGCGTCCGAGACGCCGAGTGCGGGCATGCCCTGAATATCCGAAGGCAGGATCACATCATCATGCGGGATCCAAGGCAGCGCGAATGAGCGCATGGAGCGGGCTTCACGATTGCCGACGGTGGCGGGGGCACCGAGGGGGACCGAGGGCAGGAGGCTCAACACGCCTTGATGCTGTTCGATCACGATGGCGCGTTGCGAGACACCCTCAAAGCGAAAGAGGCCGATCTGGCCAAGGCGGGTGTGAAGATTGGGCAGGATATTGATCGCCTGCGTCATCTCGGCGAGCGAATAGCCGCCCGCGTCAAACGGGTTGCGAGTGAGGGTCATGGGAAACTCCAAGGGGATGAGGGGTCAGAAGGGATGGACGTGCGGGACGTGCAACTGGATCAAGCGGTATCGCGTGGAATAATGCCAAGGGCTGCGAGCTGGCCGTGCTTGGTCGCGGTTTTGGCGGCATCATCGACGGTGGCGTCAAAGACGAGGGCGGCTTTGGAGACGATGGCGGGGCCGCGCGCGATGATAAGGCCGGTGCCATCAGCGCCAGAGGCATCTACGTGGTAGAGCAGCATGGCGGCAGCTGTCTGCGCGCCATCCGTACCGCCGGAGGTGGCCAGCTTGTATTTACCGCTGGCGGTGATGCGGCCCAGCACCGCACCCACGGGATAGGTGGTTCCTGCCAGCAGAGTGACAGTTTCTCGGGTATAATTTGGGTTCAGCTCATATTTGAGGATATCGCCCAGGCTGGGCGGTTGGGTCAGGACAGTCATGTCGGGGATCCTTCTGGGGATGGAGGCATAAGTAATCCGCCGCCTGGGAGGCACGGCGGAGTTTTAACATGGTCGTGGCAGTATGGCGGCTGTGGAACCGCTCAGCGTTTTGCGCCGGAGGCTGCGGCGCGTTTGGCTGCGGCAACAATAGGGCTTTCACTGTTCGAAGAAACTGCCGGGGCTGGGGTGATTGCCACCACATCCCGCGCATCGGCTGCCGCCGCCGCGTGCTCCAACACTGAACGGCGCAGCGCCGCAGGCGTGGTGCCTTCCCTCAGTGCTTTTGCTGCATCAATAGTAACGCCAAGCCGTCCCGCTTGTGCTGCGATCTCGGTGATCTCTGCTGCTTCAAGGCGAAGCTGGGCAGAAAGTTCGGCCCGCAGGGATGTCTGAAGGGCGGAGACGGGGTCAGCATTTGGTGAGTTTGATGCTGCGGGAGGGGCTGCGAGCGATTGGGAAACAAGGGCTGTAGTGGGCGGCGCTTGGGGATCCGTGCCGCCATTTGTGGCAATATCACTCTGCGATTGGCTATCTTGAGCTTCATCGGGGACGGGTTCAGTCTGTGGCAAGGTGTCGTTGCGCATGAGAGGATCCTTTAGGGATTGAATTTGGGCCGTGGTGGCCACGCGGGATGGGAGGGTTGCGCGGATCGGAGACAAGCTTTGCCGAAAACTGGCAAACCCACGCGCAAGATCAATGACTTCGTCGGCAAGACCCGCCGTCACAGCCTCGGTCCCGCGAAAGCTGGCGGCCTCGGTGGCGAGTGCGGCCTCTTGGCTAAGCCGCGCGCCGCGTCCCGCGGCCACTGTTTCCGCAAAGAGAAACCGCAGCACATCAATTTCGCGCTGAATGTCGTCTTGGATATCAGCGGGCAGGGGCGTGTAGGGATTGGCATCAACCTTGTGCGATCCTGCGTGGATCAGCGTGACGCGCACCCCGTCTTGATCCAGCTGTCCGCTGAGATCGGCGTGCATCACCACAACACCGATGCTGCCCACCGCCCCGGTGCGCGGCAGTAAGATGCGGTCGGCCTGGCTGGCCAGCGCATAACCGGCCGAGAAGGCGTGTTCTGCCACAAAAGCCCAGACGGGTTTGCTGGCGCGAATTGCACGAATACGATCTGCTAGGTCAAAAACACCCGCAACTTCGCCGCCAAAGCTATCAATTTCCAATGCGAGGCCGCGCACGTATGGGTCAGTGGCCGCCGCCTCGATCTGGGCAGCGATCCCTTCATAGCTGGTCTGGCCCGAGGACTGTCCGATCCAAGCCCCACGATGGATCAGCACGCCAGAAATTTCAATCACAGCGATGCCATCCACCACCGCGTAGGGGGCCTCACCATGCTGGCGGTAATCGTCCAGCATCACACCTGCCAAAATGCTGGCACGCGCTGTTGGCGGATGGGCGCTTTGCAACGCGAGGCCCTGATAAGTTGTCTCAACCTGCCGCCCAAGGATACGTGGCCCAAGGCCGGAGAGAAACGCCATGGCTTTGGATGGCTCAACCAGCAGCGGCGTGTTGAAGGCGCGCGCGGCAATGCGGGCATGCAGCATCAGGTCTGGTCCTCAGGCTTGCGCGAAGGGTCTTGCGCGTCATCGGTTTCATCTGTTGGATCGCTGTCGTCGTTTTCGTCTCCATTTTCATCCGGGCCCGGCAAAGCCTGCACACCTTGCGCGGGCGATCCGGGGCGGCGGAAGTCGAGGCCGAGCAATCGCTCGCGGCTGCGTTCGGCGGCGATTTCGCGGTCGACCTGTTCTGCGTCATAGCCGCGCTCGGCAATGGCTTGCGTGCGGGATTTGAGCCCCGCCTCGATCTGGGCGATTTCGGCATTGGCGTCCTTCAAAGGATCGACCCAGTCCCATTTGGTCGGCAGCCAGTTGGCCGCAAGGAACTGCGACCGGTTGGCCTCATAGCCGGGCAGAACCAATGCGCCCGATAGCACGGCAGCGTCCATCCAGCGCGCATAGACAGGACGGCAAAGTTGAAAGACCATCACCGAGTGCTGCCAGGCCGAAACGCGACGCCGAAATTCGATAAGTGCAAGTCGCGAGTTCGAAAAGTTGCCTTTCACCATGTCATTGGTCAGATAAGGATAAGGAATGCCCAGCGCTGAGGCGACCTGTAGCAGCGTGCGGTATTGGAACGGCTCATAGGTCGCCCCTGAATCCGCAGGCTGGCCCACGGTCACATCCTCGCCCGGATCCAGCCGTACGACCTGGCCGGGGCTGATCTCGAAGCCGCCCAGCATGTCGTCATCCTCGGATGGCAGCAGGGGGTTTTCCGGGGCGGGGGAAGTGACAAACATCGCATACATTGCCGCCACCTTTTTGCGGTCGAGCTCAGCATCATCGTATTGATCGAGCAAAAACAGCTTCACGATGGCCGGTGCCAGCTTCGAGACCCCACGCAGTTGCCCCGCCTCAACGGGATCGATGACATGGATGACATCTGAGGCGGGCACGCGCACCATTTCGCCCGCCAGCCCCGGATCGGTGCTATCGCCGGGGTGCCGCCGGAAGAAGTGATAGGCCACGCGCCGCCCAACCCGGTCGAACTCGATCCCCTGACGGATGGCATTACCATTGCCAGCCATTCCCGTTTGGTGCAGTGGCAACATCTCGGCGGGCAGCATCTGTAGCTGCAAGGGCACCGACAATCCGTCACCTGCACGTCTAGGGCGAATCCGAAAGAATACCTCACCGGCCAAAAACACTTCACGCGCCGCGCGCCGCTGCAGCCCGTAGAAATCCGTCAGACCTTCGCTGTCTGCTTCATCTGTCCAAGCCAGCCAAAGACGCTGCAGCTCTTCCTTGCGCGCCGCGTCCGCAATTTGCGAGATTGGTTTGATCCCGTCGCCGACAGTATTTGCGGCCCAGCTTTCAACAGCATTGGCCGCGTAGCCATTATTGCGCACCAGCCAGCGGGCGCGGGCGGTGATATCAGGTCCTGACGCCGCAATCAGCGCATTCACATGGGCGCGCGTTGCTTGGAACCCGCGCAGGCGGCGATGATGCTGGCCAGCATCAAAGCCACCGACAAAGGCCCCGAGGCGCTGCCGCCAGTTCATCACAGGTCCTTCACGGCATGGGGGCGAGATATCCGCCCAGCGCCGCGCTCGGCTTTTGCAATGCGGCGTTCGATGTCCCCTATCGCAGCGGCCAGCTCAGCATCACTGCCATAGGTCAGGGTCTTGCCATCATAGCTTACAGAGCGTGTGCCGCTGTACCGCGCTGCCAGCAGCGCGCTGTGGCGGGATTTGAGATCATCGAGGGTCATAGGTCATTCCATGTATTTTGGCGTGCTTACCCGCCAACCGCGCTTGCGGGGGGCGGCAATCCTTCCGGCTTGAGGCTCGGACGGTGTGTCAGTGTCGGCTTTGGCGGCCGCCGTGATCGTCTCAACCCCGGCCTGTTTCTCGAGCTGCCGCCACATCCTTTCATCGAAGCGGTCAGCACCGAGGATCCAGACAGCGGCTCGGGC